CAACTGGCGAGTAACTAAAACTTGTCTACGTTTAGGTTCTAGGATTATTGGTAAGTGTTTAATGGGTTCTACATCAAACGCTTTAGATAAAGGTGGTGAGAACTTTAAAAAACTATACCATGCATCAGACGTCACAAAAAGAAACCGCAACGGACAGACTAGTTCGGGATTATATAGTTTGTTCATTCCTATGGAATGGAACTACGAAGGATTCATTGATGCTTATGGAATACCTGTATTCGACACACCGGAAAAAGAAGTTTTAGATCCTTTCGGTGATGTTATAAATCAAGGTGTTATTGAACACTGGCAAAACGAGGTTGAAGGTTTAAAGGACGATCAAGACGGTTTAAATGAATACTACCGACAATTTCCAAGAACAGAGGAACACGCTTTTAGGGACGAAGCAAAAGAATCGCTTTTTAACCTAACAAAGATATACGAGCAAATAGATTACAACGCTGATCTACAGAACACTTCGACAGTAACCACTGGTAGCTTTATGTGGGAGAACGGAGTTAAAGATACAAGAGTAATATTTTACCCAAACAAAGACGGTAGATTTAAAATATCTTGGGTTCCACCAGCTAGTCTTCAGAATAGGATAATGATTAAAAACGGCGTAAAGTACCCTGGAAACGAACACTGTGGCGCTTTTGGTTGTGATAGTTACGATATATCAGGTACTGTCGATAAAAGAGGCTCTAACGGATCTCTACACGGTTTAACTAAGTTCTCAATGGAAAACGTACCACCTAATCTGTTCTTTTTAGAATACATAGCTAGACCACAGACCGCGGAGATATTTTTTGAAGACGTATTAATGGCCTGTGTGTTTTATGGTATGCCAATACTGGCGGAAAATAATAAACCTAGACTGTTGTATCATTTTAAGAGAAGAGGTTATAGAGGTTTCTCTATGAATAGACCTGATAAAGTATATAACAAACTATCCATAACTGAAAGAGAAATTGGTGGAGTGCCAAACTCAAGTGAAGACATGAAACAGGCTCACGCCGCTGCGATTGAGACATATGTAGAGGAAAACGTTGGTAATACTTCTGATGGTTATGGTAATATGTATTTTCAAAGAACACTAGAAGACTGGGCTAAATTCAATATAAATAATAGAACTAAACACGATGCTTCTATTAGTTCTGGTTTAGCCATTATGGCTTGTAATAAAAACAGGTACACACCTGTAGCTAAGAAAGAATACAAAAAAATAAATTTAGGTATAAAACGATACGATAACAAAGGTACGTCGTCAAAAATTATAAGATAAATGAAAGTATACACCAATACTAATAGCTCTTTCCCTAGCCAAGTGGTTAGCGATGAAGTTAAAGCAAGCTTAGATTACGGGATTCAAGTAGCTAGAGCTATCGAAGGAGAGTGGTTTCAAGAGGGTCGTTCCGGTAACAGGTATGCTCAAAGCTACAGTAACTTCCATCAGCTTAGGTTATACGCTAGAGGCGAGCAATCAATAGCTAAATACAAGGATGAATTGTCAATTAATGGCGACTTGTCCTATCTTAATTTAGACTGGAAACCCGTACCAGTTATACCTAAATTCGTAGACATCGTTGTTAATGGAATGTCTAATAAATCTTACGATATTCAAACAGTAGCTCAAGATCCTTTCTCTGTAGAGCAAAGATCTAAATATGCTACAGCTATAGCTAGAGACATAAACATGAGACAGGTTCTAGAAGGTTTTAAAGAAAATCTAGGTATGGACCTTTATAATGTTTCAAATCCAGCTGACTTACCCGCTAGTAAAGAAGAACTAGATCTCTACATGCAGATGAGTTATAAACAAACCGTAGAAATAGCTGAGGAGGAACTAATAGAAAATACTTTGTCTAAAAACAAGTACGATGAAGTAAAGAAAAGATTAGCCTATGACTTAACTGTTTTGGGTATGTGCGCTACTAAGACAAGTTTTAATCAAACCGAAGGAATTAGGGTTGAATACGTTGATCCAGCTTACATGGTGTATTCTTACACAGAAGATCCAAACTTTGATGACGTATACTATGTAGGTGAGGTTAAATCTATAACTATAGCAGAGCTAAAAAAGCAGTTTCCAAACATATCTGACGAAGAGCTAGAAGCTATACAAAGAATGCCGGGTAATTCTCAATACGTAACAGGTTGGGGTAATTACGATGAAAACACTGTTCAAGTAATGTATTTTGAATACAAGACATATCAAGATCAAGTATTTAAGATTAAAAAAACAGAGAACGGCTTAGAGAAAGCTATTCAAAAAACAAGTGACTTTAACCCTCCAGCTAACGATAATTTCGAGAGAGTTTCGAGAACTATAGAGGTTTTGTACACGGGAGCTAAAGTGCTAGGTAATAACCATATGCTAGAATGGAAACTAGCAGAAAACATGACAAGACCAGCTGCTGATTCAACCAAGGTAGAAATGAACTACTGTATCGCAGCGCCTAGAATGTACAAAGGTAGAATTGAATCTATTGTAAGTAGAATAACTGGCTTTGCTGATATGATTCAGTTAACCCACTTAAAACTACAGCAAGTTATGTCTAGAATAGTACCTGACGGTGTGTTTTTAGATATGGACGGTTTAGCTGAGGTTGATCTAGGTAATGGAACAAACTACAATCCAGCAGAAGCACTTAATATGTATTTCCAAACTGGTTCTGTGGTAGGTAGATCGTTGACACAGGATGGTGGTATGAATGCTGGTAAAGTACCAGTGCAAGAATTAGCTTCTTCATCTGGTCAAGGAAAAATACAAAGTTTAATTGGTACATACGAGTACTACTTGAAAATGATTAGAGACGTAACAGGGTTAAATGAAGCTAGAGATGGTTCTATGCCTGACAAAGACTCTTTGCTAGGATTGCAGAAGCTAGCCGCTAATGCGTCCAATACAGCGACTAAACATATACTAAGCTCTCTACTTTATGTTAGTCTTAGAGTCTGCGAAAACATCAGTTTAAAAGCGGCTGATATTATTAAAAACCCTTTGCTTAGAAATTCTCTAGCTAATTCTATAAGCACTTTTAACACTAATACACTGCAAGAGCTTGTTAATTTACAGCTTCATGACTTTGGTATAAGCTTAGAATTAGAACCTGAAGAGGAAGAAAAAGCTAAACTAGAACAAAACGTTCAAATGGCTTTACAGACTCAAGCTATATCTCTATCCGACGCTATTGATATAAGAGAGATAAAAAATACAAAGTTAGCTAACAAGTACATAAAACTTAGACAGCAACAAAAATTACAAAGAGAACAAGAACAAGCTCAGGCTAATATACAAGCTCAAGCTCAAGCCAACGCACAAGCAAGTGAGGCAGCAGCTATGGCTGAGGTTCAAAAACAACAAGCTCTCACTCAAGAGAAGGTTAGTATAGAACAAGCTAAGTCTCAGTTTGAAATACAACGCATGCAAACAGAGGCGCAAATAAAAAGAGAACTAATGGCCGAAGAGTTTAATTATCAACTACAACTAGCGAAAGCTAGAGCAGACGTTGAAAAAGCTAAAGAAGCGCAAGTAGAGGATCGTAAGGACGAAAGAACTAGGATTCAAGCAACTCAACAATCAGAGCTAATAGCTCAAAGACAAAACGATGAGTTACCTAAAAACTTTGAATCTGCTGGTTTTGACAACCTAGGCGGTTTTGGACTAGAACAGTTTAGTCCTAAATAAGAGTAAACTTTAACTATTTAATTATATTATATTATGTCACAAGAAAAACAAGAGGGAGAATTCTCTTTAAAAGGTAAAAAAACAAAACCTAAAAACTTAGGTAAGAAACAAGATGGACCTATTAAGGTTGATCTTTCTTCGTTTGAAGAGAAAAACACTGAAGAACAAGAAGTTACCAAAGTGGTAATTGGTTCTGAAGAGAAACAAGCCGGAGTTGTACAAGAAGTGGGTGAAGAAGTATCACAAGGGGAAAGCACATTTCAAGATGAAGCGCCAGTAATTCAAGAAATCACAGACGAAGAGGTTCAAGAAATTGAGCAAGAGGTTAAACAAGCCGTTGAAGACAACAAAACAAATGGAACAGCGCTTCCTGAAAACGTTGAAAAATTAATTGCCTTTATGCAGGAGACTGGTGGAGACATTAATGACTATGTTCGTCTAAACGCTGACTACTCTAGTGTAGATAATAATACTCTACTTAGAGAATACTATAAAAAAACTAAACCTTATTTAGATAATGAGGACGTAAGCCTTTTGATTGAAGACTTTTCATACGATGAAGATCTTGATGAAGAAATAGATATACGCAAGAAAAAACTTGCATTTAAAGAAGAAGTTGCAAAAGCCAAAAACTTTTTGGAGGACACTAAGAGTAAATACTACGACGAGATCAAGTTGAGACCGGGCGTAACTCAAGAACAACAGAAAGCTATGGACTTTTTCAATAGATATAACGAAGAGCAGAGTAAAGCTGAGCAACAACACGAACAGTTTAAAAACCAAACCAGCAAACTATTCTCAGAAGATTTCAAAGGTTTTGATTTCAATTTAGGAGAAAAGAAATTTAGGTATGGTGTAAAAGACCCTAGCAAAGTTGCAGAAACACAGTCAAACATAAACAACATTGTAGGGAAGTTCCTTAACAGTGATGGTAGTGTAAAAGATCCGGCTGGGTATCACAAAGCTATGTACGCTGCTGCTAACGTTGATACTATTGCTAACCATTTTTACGAACAAGGAAAAGCTGATGCTGTTAAACAAGTAATAGACAGTTCAAAAAATCCAAGTCAAGCTGTAAGGCAAGCGCCTCAAACAGGTTTCAAAGATGGTATCAAAGTAAAAGTATTAGGCGAAAGCAATCTTAGTTCATCGAAATTAAAAATTAAAAAAATTAAAATTTAACATTTAAAATCATTTAAAAATGGCATTAAACACCGCGTTCGGTTCAATTAAACCGAGTCAAAAACAACAATTATTGTCTGATAACTACTTAAGTTTTACAGACGGATCAGGAAACGATTTCGCACAACAGTATCTTCCTGAAATTTACGAACAAGAAGTAGAGCGTTACGGAAACAGAACATTGTCTGGATTCTTACGTATGGTAGGAGCTGAAATGCCTATGACTTCTGATCAAGTAGTATGGTCTGAGCAAAATAGATTGCACATTGCTTACAACGATGTAACTGTTGCATCTGCTACTACTTTAACTTTTGTACTAAACGCTGCTAACGGAGCTGACTTTGTAGGTAACGTAATCTCTAAAAACGATACTATCGTTGTTATGGATCCTGCTACTGGAGTTGAAGTTACTGCTTTAGTTACTAACAGTGTTGATACGTCTGCTACTTTGGCTACTCTTACAGTTGCTACATATACTGGAGCTGATCTTGATGCTACGTTTAACGTTGCTGACAATGGTCTTAAGATTTTCGTATACGGTTCTGAGTACGCTAAAGGAACTGGAGATGCTGACATTAAGTCTATCACTCCTTCTTTCACACAGTTCTCTAACTCACCTATCATCATTAAAGACAAATACGCTATCTCTGGATCTGACGCTGCTCAGATTGGATGGGTTGAAGTTTCTACTGAAGACGGAACTGGAGGTTACCTGTGGTACTTGAAAGCTGAGTCTGAAACTAGACTACGTTTCGAAGATTACTTAGAAATGTCTGTAGTTGAAGGAACTAAGGCTAAAGCTGGGTCTGGAGCTTTGGCTGCTGGTAAAAAAGGTACTGAAGGTCTTTTCGCTGCTGTAAAAGATAGAGGAAATACTTTTTCTGCATTTGATCCTAATGCTGGAAATTTAGCAGATTTCGATGCTATCCTTAAGAACTTAGATACTCAAGGAGCAATTGAAGAAAACATGTTGTTCGTAAACCGTCAGCTTTCTTTGTCTATCGATAACATGCTCGGAGGCATATCTGCTGGAGCTAACGGTGGAGTTGCTTACGGATTGTTTGAAAACTCTGAAGACATGGCGCTTAACTTAGGTTTCTCTGGGTTTAGAAGAGGTTCTTATGACTTCTACAAAACTGACTGGAAATACTTAAACGATGCATCTACTCGTGGAGCTGTTGCAGATTCAGGAATTGAAGGTATCTTGGTACCAGCTGGAACATCTACAGTTTATGACCAAATCCTAGGAACTAACATCAGACGTCCATTCTTGCACGTACGATATAGAGCATCTCAAACTGATGATCGTCGTATGAAGTCTTGGTTAACTGGATCTGTTGGAGGAGCTTACACTTCTGATCTTGATGCAATGGAAGTACACTTCCTTTCTGAAAGATGTTTATGTGTACAAGCTGCGAACAACTTCGTATTGTTCACTGACTAATACAAGAGTAAATTATTGTAATTCTTACCCTCGTTACATCAACGGGGTAATTATTACTTTTATTAAATTATTAAATTTTATTATATCATGGCGAATCAAGCTAAAAAAGCAGTAGCTAAAACCGAGGTTGCACCTCAACCAACTATTACGCAAAAAGTAAAAGTAGAACCAGCTAAACCAAGTTGGGAAATTAAAGATAGAACCTATATCTTAAAAGGTTCATTAACTCCGTTAACTGCAACAATACCATCTAGGCATTCTGCTAGATTCCCTTTACTGTGGTTTGATGAAGAAACCGGTGAACAAAAAGAATTAAGATATGCTACAAATCAGAATTCACCACTTGTAGAAGATCAAAAAGGTCAAGCTACATTGGGGCATATTATATTTCAAAATGGTACCTTATTTGTACCTAAACAAAAACAAAATTTACAGAAACTATTATCTATTTATCACCCAGCTTTAAACAGTAAGTACTACGAGTTTAGTAGAGTTGAAAAAGCTACTGATGACTTGATTGATTTAGAGATGGAGATAGAAGCTTTGAACGCTGCTAAATCTATGGATATTGACCAAGCAGAAGCTATATTAAGAGTAGAAGTAGGATCTGAAGTAAACAAAATGACTAGTAGAGAGATAAAAAGAGACTTGTTAATGTTCGCTAAGAACAATCCAGGTTTGTTTATTGACTTAGCTAATGATGAAAACGTGCAATTAAGAAACTTTGCTATTAAAGCTACTGAAGCAGCTATAATTAAATTATCTGCAGACCAAAGAACTTTTGTTTGGGCTTCTAATGGAAAGAAACTTATGACTGTACCTTTTGATGAACATCCATACTCAGCTATGGCTGCTTTCTTTAAAACCGATGAAGGTTTAGAAATTTATAAATCTATAGAGAAAAAGTTTCTATAATATGTAATATTAATACCTAGGAGATCGCTTCGGCGGTCTTCTCTGTATTATAATAAAAAAAATAACAAATGGCAATAAGTGTAGATACGGTTTATAAAACAGTCTTATTAATACTAAATAAAGAACAACGAGGCTATATGACGCCTGATGAGTTTAATAAGATAGCTACTCAAGTTCAGCTTGAAACTTTTGAAAATTACTTTGAGAGTTTAAACCAACAACTTAGAGTGCCAGATAACGACAGCGAGTATGCTGATCGTATAAAAAAT